TAAACTATCAAATATCAGCATTATACCACTGTTAATCAATAGCGTTGAACTCAAGTATTTATTTAATTTTCTATCATCAAAAAATAAGAAGATGCCATTAACAATAGAAATTAGTCCGGCAAAAAACAGCAGGAGAATATAGCCAGAATTGTCGATTGTCAATGGCATATTGTTATTGTACTAACGGGTCGTTATCTATAGATTCAAGTGCGACTAATTCCGCGTCTAATTTTTCTTGATATTCCTTCTCAAAGGCATCAATAAAAATAGGAACAAAAGCCTCAATAGCATCGTGCAGCCCTGGATATTTAGCCAATGGAATCCTAATGATTCCGCTTTTATTCGTTGGGATTATATGACCCGTTTCGTGGTCAATCATCACAATCACATAACACGCTTCAATAAACTCTCGATTGACAATTCCAGTTTGAGGATTTGCTGTTTCAAACTGCTGACGATAGACAATTCTGTGTTCTTGATAATCCATCTTTTACTCCTTATAAAATATTGTTGCAACAAATGGTCTTGATAAAACTCCTGCGCTATTTGTTAGAGAATTTGCTATACTTACGCTGGTATTGCCAACAATAAAATCAAATTCATAATTCGGGTTATGTTGATATGAGTGACACATCCACTCACCTTGAAATGATACTAACGCTGTTACAGAAACAATCTTAGAAACTGTCAACCCATGAGGGATAGATACCACTCCCCCTAGAGTTGCTGCCGTAGTTCCCTCCAAAACCTTCATCTTAATAGCAGGATGTCCAGAAGGAACCCCACCCAAAGAAGTGAAACCCCCAATATGTTGATTTCCCCCAATACCCTGCCCACCTGCTATTACACTAGCTCCCGTTGTAGGGGAAGTTGATGGGGTTGTGTTGGAAATATTGACAGCACCAGTTACAGTTCCCCCCGTTAAATTAAGGTAGGAATTAATATCAATCGAATATGTCCCATCACCCGTTTTCCTCAAGAATCCTGCGGTATCTGCTAACGCCTGAATTGCAATTAATTCATTCCCTATACTATTAGTCGAAACCGCAGTTACTTGACCTTTGGCGTTAACGGTGACAACAGGAATAGCACTGACACTGCCAAAACTGCCAACATTGCTATTGACTGTCTGCAACGTCATCACACCCGAAACGTTAGCACTCCCATCGAAACCACTAATCGAACCAGTTATATCCCCCGTCGTTGAAATTGTCCGGGCGTTTGTTAGTTTTAATGCCTCCCCCGCCGTTGCCGAGCTTGATATTTCAACATAAACAGAACCCGACCATCGGTAGACTTTGTTGGTATCTTCGGTGACATAAATTTTGCCAGTCTCGCCCGCAACCGGAAACGCTGCAAGGTTAGCAAAATTAAGGACATCGTCAACATAAGATGGCAAAACCGATGCTGAAATTGTGCCAGTCGCGGCGTTAACAGCCGTTAAGATTGTATTATTGGAAGTTAATGATTTTGTGAAATTTGCCACCGTTGGATCGGTTTCAACTGTAATCACATTCCTAATTAATTGTCCAACGCCCATCTAAAACCCCCTTATTAGTTCAACGGATGCCCCTTCTGGAATAACGATTGTGATGGCGGGATGTCGCGCGGGTAAACATGACTCCAAATTCACAATGTCATTAATCCCATTTGTTGCTGTTTTTGTCAGCCCATTAATCGTTACAGTTCCGGTTAAAATCGTTAGATAGACATAACAACTTCCTGCGGGAATAGTTGTTGTGCCTGCTGTTAAAATCCTCCAATCTGCTGTTAAGTTGGTCGCGGGCAACTCAACCGGAATCCTGTTATTAGAAAGACTGGGAATCTTGGCGTTAATCGCTGTTAATGTTGCCTCTTTGGTGAGCGTAGAGATATCATCAAAGCAACTCAATACAGCGTTGTATTTTAATGCAGCTTGATAAGCTGCATTTTCGCTTAACTGCATTTGCTCATCCAAGGCAGTTAAAATGCTGTTTAGATTCGTTCGAGCTTCGGTCGATAGTGTCATGTTTCAAATACTCCTTGAACTAGATGATGATCTTTTGGAGCCAGATTGTTTGGGAATTACAATCGTCTGCTTTTGAGTTGATAGCGTGACTTGATTGTATCCGTTTTTAATTTGAGGCTGAGTTAATTTTAATATTTTTATTAACTCTTGCGATACATAATTTAGATCTCTCATATTATCCAAAAATTAACGTCATCTTCCTTGCTGTTATTCTAATCATAGCATCAAAATCTAGGATAGGTAAACACCCTAGTGAAACATCTTGAGAGATTGATGAGACAATACTTCCATTGTAAACATAAGAAACCCCTAACTTAATATTTCCAGACAGAGATCCAGAGGATAAACTTATTGCCATACCAGGAGAGGTAAATAAGCCATTAATATAATTAGTCGGTTCTAAACTTGTCAAACTAAATCCAGTAATGGCAGAAATATTAAAAGTTTGAGAGGTTAATCCTGTTGTGATTCCAGAAGGAGAATCCTGCCTATATAAAACGCCATTAATTAAAAGATAGAAACGAATCAAGGAAACATTGAAACCTCCTGATGGATAGGTTATTATGGCTGAAATTCCTTGGCTATTTAGGACTAATTCATTAGCACCCCAAAAAACCTTGGATTCCCCAGTTTTTGTAGAAACAATTGCCAATAACGCTTCCGATGATTGGGTAGCCTCAATCCCTCGAAAAGTGGCTACACCATCACGACTAAGGGTTATTTTTTGCCCTTCAGTATTGGTTAAAAATCCAGATAAAAACTGTTCAGGTGTGTCCAGAAATTCATAGATTCGAGACTGTGATCCGTGGATCATCCCCCCTGCCATCCTGCCAACTCTCACCCCTACAGCATCTGGCAAAACCCGACCCGTATAATTTTGATCTTTATAGATTAATCCCCCTTGTGGCTGCCTATAAATCAGACCTCCTTCAACCAACACACCTGACTGAATCCCACAGCTAAGAGTAAAGCTCAAAATCGATCCGGGTGCTATCTGAAGTTCCGAAGACTTGAATCCAACTGCTATCTCAACAGCGACAACCCAGTTATAAGGCAAAGGTCTTTGCAGAATAAAAAAGCCTAACTTCGTATCAACAGGAACCCATTCCCCAACACCATCCATATCGTTCCCATCGCCCGTGTCATTTTCGGTGACAAGCTCCCCAGAATCAATATTCACAAAGCCTAGAACCTTAGCAAAAATCCTCCCACTCAACAAATTAGAAACAGGTTCTGACCCATTTAAAAAACAGTTTAAACGGAGTCTTCTACCCACTCCCATTTCCGAGTCATACAGATTTAGGAAAGCTAACCTAATCGGTGATTGATCGGGGTCAAACAATGATCCGCTACCATCGGGAGTGTATGTGGGACGTGGAAAAAATGGATTATTTGCTAAGATTTCAGCATCAATATTCGCTGCTGGTTGATGACAGCCAAAAACTCCAGTAGTCCCTCCGATTGGGAATGCCCCATAATTAGTAGATCCAAGATTCAAAATCCATTTATTCCCTGAATTATCAGCAATAACCTTAACCCCATCAACAGCTTGCGGGGTGTCTAATCTCAGGTAATAAGCACCCAAACTGGTAACAGTTCTTACCTGTCCCTGAATGGCATTTGTTGGTAGTGCCAGAGGGTTTGCTACCGATAGCGGGGTGATGGCTAAATCAGTATCTTGGCTCAAAAGAATGTCGGAGAATGTCGCTAAAGTTTTTCCGTTGTCTTCCCAATTTTTCCAGATTCCTATAACGTGACCATTGGCTTTGTCGCTATCAGGTGAAGCAATTAAGAGATAATAAGGGAATAGAGTCCCTCCGGTTCTGTTGGCAGAATTAAACTGGACTCTAATTCGACTCCCGACCGTATAGCTTGCCGGTACGAGTGTTGAACAAAAATTAACCCCCGATTCGTTGAGGGCTTGAATCCCTAAATAGATTGTGCCATTCGTAGTCAAACTTCCCCCCGTTTCAATTGATACAGTAGCGGGAAGACATTGATTCAAATTCCCAGGAAAAATCGTACTCATGAAAATTGTCACAGAAAGTGGTTTAAGTCAAACTCTAGCAAATATTATTAAATCTCAATCCCCTATTCAAAAAGGATCAGCCAGACAATCAAAGCCTCAAGGTCAATCCGTAGCTGTTCAATTAAATATGTCTATTCCGGGGTTTCCTTCAGTGATTAGAGCTTTTGCTTTTAATCCTATTCAAGTAGGATCAAATAACGTTAGCTTAGTTAGATTATCCGAGCCTATCAATGGGTGTGATTGGGGTGCTTTTTCTGGTTCCCCTAGTCAGGTTGT